GCAGAAGCAAGGGTTACGGCAAGATCGCCCTCGGCCTTGAGAGCGGGCTTCCCAAGGGGAAGCGGGTGGTTAAGGCCCACCGGGTCTCATGGCTCATTCACTTCGGCCCGACCACGCCGTGACCTCCTACCTGTCCGTTCCGTCTCTCATGGCCCGGTGGGACGCTTCACGGTCCTTCTGCTACCGAGCCATTGCGGAGATGGAACAGGGCGGGTATCTCGCGCGCATCTGGCTGGGGGCGTCCGACCAACGGATTTCCCTGCAGTCGGTCGAAAGGTGGGAGGCATGCCACGCAAGGCCCCGGAGCAAGTCAAACCGTGGCGAGCTCTTGGCGTTACGCTCGGCTTCATCCGGAACGGCACCTTCTACATCTACCGGGTCGTCCACGGCCGCCGTTATCGGATTTCCACCGGCTGCCACACCGCCGAAGCCGCCCTCCTCGAGTACCGACGATTTGAGGCGGACCCTGCGCACTACATTCCGCGCCGCTCGGCGGGCACGGGCTTCGCGGCGGCCGTCATCGACTACCTCCGATACTCAGAGCTGACCCTTCAAAACTCCGAGGGCCACGTCTCCAAGCAGGAGGGCTACTTCGCGAACCTCGGCAGCTTCAAGGTCGGCGGGCACTGCCCGTTCTCTAGCCTCGACACCTTCACCGCCTCCGACATCCGGGCCTATATGGCCTGGAGGGCAGACGGCGGGGTGGGCGGCCGGAAGGTCGGGCGCGCGGCGGTGAACCGGGACCTGGCAGCCCTAAAAGGGCTCATGGCTTGGGCCCGAGCCGAGCGGCGGACCAACAACACCGCCGACACCGAGGTGCCGCTTCTCAGAGAAGACCTCGGGGCAGATGAGCCCAAGGAGGTGCCCGAGGCAGTTTGGCGATCCGTCCTCGAGAAGCTGCTCCCTCGGTGGCGGCTCGCTTCACAGGTGCTGCTCGGAGCGGGGTTACGCTACGGGGAGCTGGCGCGGCTCCGTCAGGCTGATGTGCTACCGCACGCCATCCATGTCCCCAAGGCAAAGAGCAGGCGAGCGCGCGTTGTTCCCGTCACCCCTCGGACCCGCCTGGCGGCTCTGCGACTCATCGCGATGGGCGGCGTGCCTGACGATGAAGCGGGTCAGATGGATCACCGGCTTGAGGTCGCGTGCAGGGCGGCGGGGGTCGACAAATTCACCGCCCACCGGTTCCGCCACACGTACGCCGTAGTCTCGCTCCGTAACGGGGTCGACCTGCGGGAACTCCAGGCGCGGCTCGGCCACTCGAGCATCCGCACCACGGAAAAATATCTGCGAGCCCTTCGCTCGGCGGATGGTCGGGGAAGTGCGATCGGAGCGCCGTTTTGATGCCCCGCCCCCGCCCCACCCGCCGCCGCTCCAACGAAAACGGGCGCCAGCCGTTTTCGGTAAGCGCCCGCAACTACATCCAATTTCGTCTGCTCCCCAGCGAGGACTCGAACCTCGGACCCGGTGATTAACAGTGTCCCTGTCTGTGTCACTGGGGCCGGTTTTCGGGGGTTTTACGGGGAAGGCGTCGCTGTTTGCCCCTCGGAATCCATGTCGAATGCCCCACCCCTGCCCCACCCGATGACGTAAAAGAATTTCGGCGTTTCCACCAAAACTAGGAGGCACGCACTATGGCAAACCGAGGACCCGGCAGGCCCCGCAAGAATCCGATCGCCACCATCACCCCGGCCGCCGCGTCGAGCGTCAGCGGCACGACGCCGGCCGGCTGGAGCTCGGAGTACACCGCGCAGTACCTGATGGACCGGCTCCAGCAGCTGGACGTGTTCGTGGGGGCGCTGCACCGCGACATCACCAGCCTGCGGACCGAATGCCGGCAGATGGTGTCAAACCTCAACCGCCAGAGCCGGGGCACATCGCGGAGCACCCAGCGCCGGCAGACCATCCAGAGTGCCGCCCCGGAGGTCGTCAACGGGCGCGTGTACCAGCAGGAGACGGGGATTAACTAGACCCCCAACCATCACCGTCTCTGCGCTGGGCGGCCCGTTCCCTGGAGGCAGGGGGCGGGCCGTTTGCGTTTCTGGTAGTAAAGGCCACCCGCTTTGCAGGCGGGAAGGAGACAGCGATGGACGAAGAGTTTCGGGGCCGGGCCTACCGCCCGATTACGGCCCGCACGCTTCAGTACTGGAAAACGCTCGCCGGAAAGAACTATCCGGAAACCGGTGAGTGGGGCGAAGACGAAACGGGGTGGGCGGGGCGCGCTCTACGGGACTCGGCCGCCGCGATACACGACCTGGCCGTGGCCCTCGAGGGCGAAACGGTCTCCCCGCGGCTCGCGTCTGCGCTGCGAGGGGTGGTCGCGGCCGTGGTGCTCGAAGCCCGGCGGTATGACGACGCCACGGGCGCCCTATATGAAGTGAAGAGCTCGGAGCCGCCCAAGGACGAGGAGCGTTATGATGCGGCGCTCTCCGCCCTCAAGGACGCGAAGGAGGCGCTTGAGCGAGAGATAACGCTTCTTGAGTCGGGGGCCTGCGATGACGACGACGGACGCCTGACGGTTTCCGAAGCGGCCGGAGAGTACAGGCATTTGCGGTTTCTGGTGGAGGATTAGGCGCACCCCTCTCCGCGCCTGTCTCGCGGCCTGGGGCTGCAACCGAGCCGGCGGGCGCCGTCCCGGCCGTGGGGGTGGGATGCCCCCTTGCGGACAGACCCCGAGTCTGTCACCCGCCACAAGGCGCGGGGAGGAAGCGGCGGCGGGTAAGTGCCTCGGGGAGGGCCTGAGATACCTAAACCGACGCTTTAGGTAAACCACACTTGAGGGACGGCTGACCGCCTCCTAGAAGCGGCCGGTGCCCCGGTGGCCCGCGTCACCTAACCGTTTTGTTGTAGCGGACCCCTCCGAGCGCACCCGGGGACTACCCCCGGCGCAGCCGTCAGCGCTGGGACCTCCGCGGCGCCTTGGCCACGGGGGCAGGCTCCGGTGCGGGGGTCGGGGCGACGTTTACCGTCAGGCCTGCCGCCGGCTGGGCGGGCTCCTTGAACGCCACCTTGGCGGCGAGCTCGCGGAGCATCTGGCCGTTGGCCTCGCAGGCTCTGGCGGTCGCATCGGTCGCCTTGGTGAGCCCCTCGATGGCAACCGTGAACTTACCGAGGGCCTCGGTTTGCTCCTTGCGGTCCGCGCGGTGCTCGGTGCGCATGTCCTTCATGTCCGAGCGGTTCCAGTAGAGGAGGACCGCGAGCAGCACCAGGGCCACGCCGAAGCGCTCGATGGAGTGCCAGACGATGCGCACGCCCATCGGAATGTCAGAGCGGTCTAGTACAGGGACCCGCGCCATCGACATCGGTATCCCGTGCGGCGGGGTGAAGTCCGCCGACTGGTAGACCCGGGTTTGCTCTTCCTCTCTCCGTGCCGGCTCGCCCATCACCACTCCCATCGCAGGCCAACGCCTGCGCCGTAGTCAGGTCGACCGCCCCAAGGTCTCTCCCACCACCCCCTAGTGACAAACGCACCGCCGAGCACGAGGCCCATTCCGAGCTCCGCATCTGCACGAAGGCCAGAACGCTGAATACTTGTCGTTGCCTGAGCCCAGCCGCGCCCCTCGAGTCCTAGAGCGCGCGTGAGCCCCACCGTCAGGGCTGCGGCGGCGGGGCTGCCGGGGGGACCGCCTTGAGGGCCTCCACCCCCGCCTTGTGCGCCTCTGCCTGGATGGCTGTGGTCTTCACCGCCGCGCGGCTCCGGTCGTAGCCAAGGAGCTTTCCGAGCGCGAGGAGGGTGCCGCACACCGTCAGGGCGGTGCCGAGCCAGGGGGTCCCCGGGTGCAGGGCCTGGAGGGCGGGGATCATCTCGGAGAGCTGCCCGAGCACGATCATGGCGGTGGAAATCCAGAGGCTCACCTTGGTGAGCTTGTACTCGGTGGTCTGCTCGCCGGGCTTGATGTCGGCCATGGGTCTCTCCATCACTTCGGGTTGCGAAGCTTCTTCACCTGCTCCAGCCGCGGGTCGTAGAAGGCGTAATTGCGGCCGTCGAAGGTCACGAGGCCTTGTCGCCGGGGCACGCCTCCGCGCCGCGCGTTCTGTACGTGCACCCAGCGCCCAAACTCGAGAATGGCCTTGTCGAACGGAATCTGGCTCGCCAGGAGCTGCTCGAAGGCGTCCACGATGTTCGCGAGCTGCGGCTTAACGTCTGCCGCCCGGCCCTCCACGTGCGCGCTCTCCGGATGCCCGCCCACGCACTCATTGAGCCCGAAGCATCGGTAGCCGGAGGTGATGCGGACGAGGCCCCACAGGTTGAGGAGGGGCTCGTAGATGTCGACCGCCCAGCGCCGAGCGTTGGCGACGACCTGAGGATCGGGGTTCTCCTGCTCCTCCATGAACTCTCGGTGAGAAGTGTCCGCGAACACCTCCCACGTCAGGTGCTCTGAGAGGCGGCCTTTCATGGCGAGATGACGGCCTTGACGAGGCCGGCGAGGTAGTCAGCGCCGGTCTGGTTGGGGTGGAGTCCGTCGCCCTGGTCGTAGGCGGTGGCGAGCGCGGCTGGGTCTGCGCCGCCCATGTTGCTGTAGGCTTCGATCTCGGTGACGCTCGCCCGGTTGCGGATGTTGGTGTTGAGCGTCTCTGTTTCGGTTTGCCGAGCCGCCGTCCATGACGCGTCGTTTTTCCAGGGCAGGATCGTGACGGGATAAACGCTCACGCCGGCCGCCAGGGCGTCTGTGATGATCGCGTCGTAGGTCGTCCAGATGCTCGCGGCCGAAGTTCCCGCCCTCAGATCGTTCACCGAACAGAGCAGAATTAATTTTTTATTGGCCGCGTTCGTCGCCGCCAGCGCGGGCTTTACGTGGTTCGTCCACGTACTCTGGCAGTTGGAGATTAGGTGCCCGTTCGTCCCGTAGTTGCCGACGACGTGAACGGCGGAAAGCTGGCCCTGGAGCTTCGAGGGCGGGGGCGTGGTGACGCCGAAGCCAAAGGTTATGGAGTCGCCGATCCAGGCGACAGCGGTGGTGGGAGTGGTGCCGGCTCGGAAGGAGACGTCTTTGACGGCGTACCCGTTGTTGTTGCCGTTCGCGTCCCCAAGGACGAGCATCAAGTCCGTCGAGAACGCCGGGACTGAGCCGGAGCAGGTCTCGACGCTGTCGACCGAGATGCAGGCGTTGCCGCCACGGGAGAAGCGCCAGCTTAGGTTGATGGCGGTGTTTGCCGAGAACGCATCCGCGGCACTGTCCACCGACACGCCTCCGGCGGTGAAGCGCCACACGTCGGAAGCGTGCAGGTACTTGAGGCTGATTCCGGGGCTTGAGGTGTTGAAGGCGGATGACGTGAAAATCCACTTATCGGAGCTCGGCTCGGTGTTTCCCCACTCCGGAGTAACGGTGAGCGAGCCGGAGGCCAGCGTGTTATCGAGCACGGCCCCCAGCGGAATCTTGATGCTGTCGGCGTAGGCGTTTCCGTAGGCCTGGATTGCATAGGGGGTGAGGTATTCGAAGGCCGCGATCTGCGCGCCCCACGCCCGCACCGTGCCCGTGCCGCTTGCCGTTCCAGGAAAGAGGCGGATTGCCAGGGTGTCGGTCGCGTTCACCGCCGCGGAGCTCGTGCAGTAGCAGCGGGCGTTGGCTTGCGGCCACGCGGCCGTTACCGCGCACGTGGCGGTGCAGAGGTCGCTATTGCTGGTCGTGTTCCGGAGAACGATGGACGCGTCGTGCGGCGTCGCAGCGTTGAGGAAGATGCTGGCGGTGTGCTTGGCGGTCGCGGCCGCCGTGGCGTTGGGGCTTTGGAGGTGGCCGCCGGATGCCGTGGTCGCGACCGTGTCCGCCGTGCTCCAGCCGAGCGGGCTCGACGCGTTGTCAGCCGTGACGCTCGTATTTGAGGTCGTCCAGGTGTTTAGCGTCTGGTCGGCCGACAGCAGGTTGATGATGGTGTCAGAAACGCCGATGCCCCGATCGGTGAGTCGCGGCAGCTCATCGCCATAGATGGTGAGCGTGGGCGAGGTGGATACGATGTTGTCCGTCTTCCGGACCGGCCGCGAATACGCGATGGCCGCGCCCGTTTCCGGCGTGTGCCGGAGGGCGTTTTTCATGATGGTGGCGACGCCCGTCGTGCTCCACGCGGTGGTGGTGAACCACGCCTCGACGATGTAGCCAGCGAAGGCTAGCGCGCCGTCGTCGCGGGTGCCGATCTTGGTGGTCGTGCCGGTCGAGGGCGTCCACGGGGCGACGAGTGCGCCGCTCTTTACTGCGCCGTTGTTGATTTGGACGAAGAGCGTCCCGCCGCTGCGGCCGAAGCACCCCACGTTAAGGCTGTTGGGTGAGGAGAAGCCGGTACCGCCGGTGTTGATGCTCGTCTGCCCCCCGCTCGAATACTGGAAGACCTCGAGATAGGAGTTGCCCCCGACGCCCGTGGAATTCACGCACGCCGCAAGCCCAGCCGCGCCGTTGTCGGAGTCGTTGAAGAGGCACTGATACGACCCGTTTTCGATGTGGTACCAGGCGAAACACGCGGTGAAGTCGCCCGAGAAATCGAGGGCGCTGTTTGCGTTGCTCGACGTGTATCGGTTGGTTGCCGAGAACGGCCCCGCCCCCGGCTTCGGCGTGCTGTAGTTCGTGGTGAACGCGCCCGGCGAGGCGACCTGGGGGACGGTCCCGCCCATCGTCCACGAGAAGCCGGCGGAGTCACTTAGCGCCGTCCCGTTCCAGCTCATGTGAGAGACGGTGTTTCCGTCGCCCGGGAAGACGCGATAGTTGCCGGCCCAGGAGTTGGACCAGGTGGTAAGCGAGGCGACCTCGCTCGACGGTCCCCCGCCGTTGCGCAGCTGTCCTTGATGCGGGGCGGCGCCGAGGACCAGCAGCGCCAGCAGCGGGAGGGCGCGGCGCATTCGTTACCTCATCAACTTGGCCTGGCAGCGGCCAGAGGCGGCGGAGTCGAGGATGAACGAAACCCGGGTGGCCGAAGACGTTGGCCCCATGGATTCCACGACCACCGTCTTTTTTGGAAGGAACGTATCCCCCGCCGCGGCGGTGACGCTGGAGTCGCCCATCTTGTAATAGGCGTCTTCGGTGCAGAGGAGGCGGACGAGCGCATAGGACGGGAGGTCCGATGCCGTCCGCGCCGCGGCGGCGTTGGACATGGTCGTCACGTCGGCGGGGGAGTCCGCGAGAACGGCATGGCCGAAGACGCGCGGGATCACGCCCTGGAAGTTATTGTTGCCGATGGCCTGAGCCACCCCGATAAAGCTCAGCCCCACCACGAGGCCGAGGACTCCGATTGCGACTTTCTTCATGACTCTCCTCGTTGGTTAGGGTTGGAAGACGCGGACGCGGAAGTTGCCGGAGCCCTGGTCCCAGGCCCCGCCGGTCAGGTTGCAGAGACGCACTTGGACGGTGTCCGCTGCGCTCACGTGGCAGTCCACGAGGGCGGCCACGTCGCCCGCACCGCCCAGGTCGGCGTCGGGGGACACCGTGCAGACGCCGCCCGGAGAAACACCGGTAAGGGTCTGCGCGGACAGCGAGCACACGCCGCTCGTGGCGATGTTTGGGAAGTCGATCACGTAAGTGGCGCCGTAGCTCGCCGAAATCGGCGTGCCGGTAGCGCCGATGGTCAAGCCGTCGTTGCCGATGCTCGCTCGCGTGGTGACGGTCGCCGTATCCCCGCCAGTGCCGCTTGCAGCGGTCTGGAAGAAGACGCGCGCCGCGGTAGTTGCCGTAACAGCAACCCCGGCGGCGTTGGTGTCGTATTTCCAATCCGTGCCGTCGAAAGTGAGGTTGAACCCGAACCCCGACGACGTGGCCGAGGCCATGGCCGCCATGGGGAAGCGGCTGCTAGCCTTCCAGCGCTGATAGGTCCCGCCGACCTGAGAGGCGACCTCTATCGGATAGGTCGGTGTCCCCCCGACACCGAAGAGCCCGCCGCTCGCAAGCTGGAGCGTTCCGGTGTTCGTGAGCTTGAGCCGCTCGGTGAGCGTGGCGACCGCTGCGGCTGTGCCGCTGCTCGCCATCTTGAAGAGCAGCGCCCCGTTGGAGTCAAAGAGGAGCTGCCCGCCCTCGTCGGTGGTGTCGTAACGGTAATCGGTGCCGTCAAAGGTAAGGTTGAAGGAGAGCGTGGAGTTGGTGCCGAACAGGTTGTGATCCCCGATGAGGCTGGATGTGGTGTGCGCCGTCCACTTCGCCACCCCGCCGCCGCCTGCGCTCATGCGCACGTCATCGGCGCCCGCCCGGTAAAGGCCGGTGTTTGTGTCGGAGGTAAAGGAGAGCGCCGGAGCCGCTGCGGTCCCGTCAATTCCTCGGAGGGCGGCGAGCATGCCTCCACGGCCGGAGCGGTCGAGGGACGATGTGATTTCCGTGGCGAGGTCGGAAAGGGTGTTGTTCGCCCAGGTGCTCGAGATGGTCTGCCCGGAGACGACCGGGTTGCCCGAGGGCAGAGAGTAAGTGCCCCCGGAGTTACGGGAGGCCCAGGCCGGGAGCATGAAGGCGACGGCGACGCCCAGCGTGATCCCGAGGATGATTGCGGCGGCTCTTTTCATCGGACACCTTGCATAGAGGCGAGGGTTTCGGCGTCCTTCTGTGGGTCGCCGGTGTAGAGGCCCAGGGCTTCGAGCAGCTCGCGTTGGGCGGTGACCTGGGTACCGCGGCCGAGGGCTTCGCTGGCGCCAGCCGGGACGCGGCTTCCGATGGCGGCGGCGGCGCGGGGGAGTGCCTTCAACCCACCGCCGGCCGCGTTGGCGAGGCGTGCGCCGGCCTGTGCGCCGTACTTATTGGCCATCTGCGCGGCGACGGCTCCCGCCAGCGCGCCCGGCCCTCCGCCCAGGCTCGTGCCCAGACCGGCGCCCGCCAGCGTATGGATGTTTTGCAGGAGGTTGTTTCCGGTCGAGCGCGCCGCCGTTCGTTTGGCCGCGCCGGTCGCGTTTAGGAGTCGCCGAAAGGCGAGGTTGGCCTCACCGAAGGCCGGCCCCACCGCCTCGTCGAGCTGCTGATCAACGGCGCGCTCGAACCTGGCGAGCCCCTTCGCGTACTCGCCAACGGCATGGACTCCCGTCCGCTCCGCCTCCTCCCCGGCGCCGTACGCGGCGTCGCCGAGGACGCGCTTCAACCGGAGCGCCTCCGACGCCGGGACCGGCTTCCCCGCGTAGCGCGCTTCATACTCTCCAATCAGTTCGGCAAGCCGCTGGCCCGTCCCCTTGGTGGTGGGCTCTGCCATTAGTTCGGAGGCGTTGCCCTTGGCTGCAGCGATGGCCCTGTCGAGGACAATGGGCTTGCCGCCCTGCGAGTCGTAGGCGGAGACGACGTCATCGATTTCCTTGCTGGCGGCCTGCTTGGCGGCCTCTAGCTGCTTAAGGGTGCCCTTTTTCGTCAGGCCGCCGATGCCGCGCTTAAGCACCTCGCGCCCCACCGCCGCCTCGCCGCCCGGGAGCGCCTCCATCGCCTCCGCAACCAGCGGGGTCGGCTTGAGGCTCGTCACCTTGAGCTTGCCGCCGAGGTTTTGGAGTCCCTCACCGAGCCCGCCGACCATCTTGGTCGCGAGCGGCAGGGCCTTCGACGCGACGGCGTGGCCGGCCCCGCCGAGAACGAAATTGGTGGCCCCCTCCACCGCGGCGTTCTTGAGCGACTCGCCCACCGTGTCGCCGGTGCCTGCGCCGTGCGCGACGCCATACGCGCCGGCATTCTTGGCCGTCGCCAGCGCCCGGGGGAGTAGTCCGGCGCCCTGCGCGGCCTTGAATGGCATCGCCGCGCTAGACAGGACCGCCCCGCCGACCTTGCCAGCCGTGGTCAGGCCCGGATTGTCCCGCTCGGACTGCGCGAGCTTCTCCCGCTGCCGCGCGAGCTGGCCGGCGTAAGACGCGTCCATGTCCTGGTAGGCGGGGTTGCTCGACAGCGCCTTGACGAGCCTAAGAGCACCCGCGGTGCCGAGCGCCGAAAGCTTTTCGCCGAAAGGGATGGCGTCCACACCGCCGCGCAGGGCGGACTCGCCGCCCGCCATCTTCTGCCCCTGGGGCTTTTCGTCGGACAAGAAGCCGTCCGGGTCGAAGCCCTTGGGCGCATCGGACAGGAACGCGTCGGGGTCGAAGCTCATCGAGCCCCCCGCAGGCGCTCAATCTTCGCCTTAACCGCCCCCGCTCGCGGATCGTTCGGGTTGGCCTTGAGCCAGGCGTCCGCCTGCTCGAGCTCCGGGTTTGCGGCGTTGTCCGGCCGGCCCTGCTGGCCGCCGTAGAGCCCGCCCGTAATCTCCTTGAGGGCCTCGCGCGAGTATCCGTCCGCCTCAAGGGACCCCGCTTGGCGTCCGATCTTGTCGTCAACGATGCGGAGCAGCTTGGAGAACGTCTCGCGGACGATCTTGGGGCTGGTCTTCGGGGAGATGTTGCGCGCGTTTTCCCAGGACTGTTTTTCGCCCGCGGAGAGCGAGGCCCCGAAGATCTCGTTGCGGGCCGGCAACTCGATCAGCCGCTGGAAGTCCGCCCAGAACTGCGCGTCCTCCTGCATCGCCTCCGTGCCCGCGCTGCCCAGCATCTGATTGACGCTGGTGCGGAGACCGCCCGCCACCTTGCCCGCGTAGTCGTCCTTGAAGCGCGCCGACAAGTCAGCCAGGTTCTGGCGCTCGGTGGCGAGCCCACCAAGAATGGTCCGGTCCCCCTGACCCAGCGGTTTGCCCTGCTTGACGACCGGCTTGCCGTCGGGGCCGGTGACCGGCGTGGCTCTCCCGTCGCGCGGGTTGAATCCGAACGCCTGACCATCGTTGCCGAAGAAGAGATGCAGACCGGCGGGGTTGTTCTCGCGCGCCTCCAGGCCCCGGAGCTTCAGCGCGGTATCAATGACCTCCTGCGCGTCCTGCCGGGTGGCGTCGGGTCGCAACGGCGCTTTGAGCTTCTGCGCCATGGCGCGCTGCTCGGGGGTCGCCGGGCCGGTCAAGCGCGCGCGCTCGCGCTCGGCGTCGCCGATCTTCCCCTGGTTAAGCGCGAGCTCTTGGTCGGTATGCTGGAGCTTCTTCGGCCGCAGGGTGCGCTCAAAGACGCGCTCCTCGGTTCCTCGCCCCCACTTCGACAGGTCCCCGCCCTGACTCACGAGCGGCTGATACCCGGTGGACTGGAACACTGCGGCGACGCCCTGTGCGTCTTGCTGGGCCTGCGCAATGCGCGCCGGGTTCCCCGAAGCCTCCGCGTCCGCCAACGCCCGCTCGGCGGCGGCCCGCTGTTGGGCGGCGAGCGACAACCCCAACTTGCGCTTCTCGCCCAAGCCGCGCTGCTGCTGGTCGAGCTTGCGCGCGTGGAAGTCGCCGGCGATGCGGTTTAGGGCCGCAGCCGCGTTTCGCCAGACAGGCGAGATGTAGTGTCCGGAGACCATCTCGCCCTGCGAGAAGGGCGCCTCCTGCATGCCGCGCAGCTGCTCGCGCCGCTTGGCAAGGCTCTGCTCCTCCACGTCGAGGAGCCCCAGATCCATTAACTGCTGCAGGGTGTCGGCATCCATGCGCGCCCCCTACTCGAAGAATTTGAGAATGGCCGGCAGCGCCTCCAGGCCCGCGCTGATCATCCCGGCGCGGTTGGCGTTGTTGGCGTTTGCGGCCCCGACTTGTGCGCCGTATGCCTGGCCGAGCGCACCCACGAGGTCCGGCGTCTGGGCCATGCCCGCACGGTGGTAGTCGGGCATTTGGAGCGCCTGCTGCAGCATCATCAGCTGCTGAAACGGCGCCATCCGGCTCGTCAGGTCCATCTGCTGCGCGCGCTGCCCTTCCGCGCCGCCGAAGATGATCGAATCGTTCATGGCGTTCGCGTAGGCGTCGTTGCGCTCGCGCCCCAGAGCGGCGGTCATCGACTGCGCGGCTTCGTCGTTGGGCGCGAATCCCTGGTTTTCGAGCCGGGTGCGCATCTGCGCCTCGCGCTGCTGCCACATCGGATCCAGGCGGGATGATGCGCGTTGGAAGTGCGCGTCTTCGGCGCGCTGGCGGGCGGTAGCGCCGTTGTCGAGCGCCTCGCGCAACGAATTTTGAGACTGCCCGGCGAGCTGGTTAAAGATGCCCTGCATTGGCTCGGAAAGCTGGCTTTCCTGCCGCCACGAGCCATCGGGGTTACGGTGCCAGATGGACTGGCCGAACGCGGAGGACTGGCTCGCTCGGTTGGCCGCGGTCTGGTCGAGCCAGTCTTCGCGGGCCATGTTGCCCTGATGCCCGGCCATGCCGACGAAGTCGGGAGGAGCCGGCACGCCGCTTCCCCCGAACATGTCCTTCATCTGTTCCCACATCCCGCGTCCCTGCCAGCCGGTCATTGCCCCGGCCGCCGCCTGATTCCGGCTGACGGTGTCTTCGCCCTCGGGCTGCCACACGCCACGGGCAGCCCCCCACGCTCCCTGCGCCCCATCGCGGATGCCGTTCCAGGCGCCCCCCGCCGCGTTTCCGGCTGCCTGCCCGCCTTGCCGCGCAGAACCGCCCAGCCAGTCAAAAAAACCCATTAGAGAAGCCCTCCCTGTTTGTAGGCGGCATCAAGCCCCACGAGCACCGTGCGGCTCGTGGCCGTTCCGCGGATGGCGATGGCGAATTCGCTTCCAATCCCGACCGCCCCACCCACCTGCTGCGTCGCTGAGTACTCACCGCCCCACACGGCCGAGTCCCACACGCCGGAATCCCAGGCGCTCGAGCCGAAGGCCCCCGGTGACACGCTGTCCACCTCGGCGAGCGAGTAGCGATAACGAGCCTCGGCGGTGAATGCGGGATTGCCCCCGTCGCAGAGCACGGTCGGGCGGATAATCTGCACCTGCTTCTGGTTGGCGTTCCCGAAGTTGTGGAAGCCGGTCAGCAAGCGCCACTGAATCGCGGTGTACGCGCTCGGGTCCGCCAGCGTCACGCCGTCGACGTAGCCGGAGTTTTTGCAAACCTTCCCGTCCGGCGTGCCGTAGTAAAGCGTTCCATCAAAGGCGTCGCAGGAGAGCAGGTCGAGGTCGCGGTATTCCGTCCACGCCTTAGACGACAGCGACATGGCCGCTTGTTCCGTCTCCGAGCCGTCGTAGGTCGGGATGGTGACGATGAGAGCGTTGTCCTCGGGATGGATGCGCGCGGACCAGCCGTCGAGGCTGTAACGGCTCGAAGGCAGCCGGTTGAAGAGGTTGGCAATCGGGGCCGTGCTGTATTGGTTCGAACCGGAGACGAGGTCGGAGACCGCTACCGGCCCGCCGCGGGTGATGATGAGCACATCCCCGCCGTGGCTCGTCGCGAACCGGCGGCCCTTCGGCACCTGCCCCACCGACCACACGCCCTTGAGCCCGAACAGCAGCGAATCGGTCGGGTCGGTGCCCTCGTAAATGACCACGTCCCCGCCGCCAGAGATGGCCACCAAGCGGTCATCGATGCCGGCCCCGCCGTCGCCGGTCCAGTTCCAGAGGCCCCGAAGGTCTCCGCCCTGGCGAAACTTGGAGCCGAGGTTGAAGGAGGTCGCGGCACCGGAAACGGCGGCGGTGTCGAGGTACCAGGCCTTCGCCGAGTCGCGCTGCACGAACCACAGGCGCTGTTTAAAGACGGTGCACGCGACGAGGTTTGCCGGGTCGACCCCGTTTATCTGCCCCGCGCCCGCGCCGGAGGTGTACTTGACCCACGTGTCGCTCGACTCGGTGTAGAGGTACGCGCCGTTGACCTCGTCGCAGTAAACGAGGAAGTGCCCGGCGGTGGTGACGAGCGTTGTGCAGACACCCCAGCCCGCGCGCCCCGTGGTCGTCGCGAAGGCGAGCTCGAGCACGGGAGCGGTGTTGTTGGAGACGTACCGCCAAGTCACCGTGCCGTCAGAGACCGACGTTTCCGCGGACTGGTAATCCCAAACGACAGTGCCATCGGTGATGCCGGTGCCCGTTCCCGAGGGGCCATCCGCGCCGGCCGAGGTGCCGCCGGTGGTGCAGATGTAGACGTTATTGCTGTTCCGGACTCGGTCCCCGATGACGTAAGCGGTCGTTGCGGCCCAGGTCGCAGGGAGCCCGCCCGAAGCCGCAGAGGTCCCCGCGGTCTTGCACGCGTAGGTATTGCTGTTGCTCGTGACGTGAGCGCCAACGGTGTACGCGGTGGCTCCGGCCCAAACCGTCGTCGGGGCGCCTTGGCTCGTCACATCCCAGATGCCGGAAGACGTGGTGGCGAAGAGCCGGTTTTGCCCCGAGCCATCGGAGCCCATGAACGGGATGATGGTCCGGACCGTATTGTCAGAGGCACCTGTTAAGCCGGTCACCCACTCTTGAGACCCGAGCCGCGCCCGCAGCCCAGCATCCGAGGATATGAGGTTGTAGGCGCGGAGGCAGTGGGTAAGCGGAATCTGGCTCGCAGGCGAAAGCGTATCGAGTCCACCGACCGGAGCGGGGAAATGCACGGTCGCAACCGTTGACGGGAAGGCCCGTCGAGCGGAAGCGCGAGGGCTCAAGAGCCGAACCCCGTGTCAGGCACGATTGGGTCACGCAGGCCCGAGGACCCACCGGCGAGCCTGAGCGCGGGGGCCGCGCCGTCCTGGCTCGCGACCTGCTGGTAGCGCTCGTCGAAGTCGTCCTGTGCCGCCGAGGTGTCGAGCCCCTTCTGGCGGAGCCACTTGAGCTTGAGCGCCCGGAGGAAAAGGAGCGGCTCAAAGTGGATGGTGTCGGTGTTCGCGGTGGGTCGGTCGGTGGTGGGCGCCGACTGCCCCGAGGGCTTCACCCAGTAGCTCGAGATGTACTCATAAGCCGCGGTCTGCGCGCTCGACGGGGTCGGGTGAAACCAAAGCTCGTTATTTACGATGCGGACATACAGCGTGTAGGTCCCCGAGACCGACCGCGCCTGGAAGTCCTGCCACTCGAGCGAGTCCACCGGCCCGCCGAGCGGGAGCTGGGTGGTGCGATTCCAGCCGCTCCCGTCGATGTAGCGGGCGAAGTCGTTGGGGAGCGCGTAGACGTACGTCCCGTTGACCAGCGAAACGGTCGTCTGCTTCTTGAGGTGCGACCAGTCGCGCTTGCCCACAAGCTCCCGGCCCACCGAGATGGCGAGTTGCCGGAGGAGCACCACGTTTTGATCGTTGGAGCCGTACGGATCGCCCAGGCTCGTGACGAGCCCAAGCTCGATGGCGGCGTCGGCCAGGATGGTGCCGATTGTCTCGAAGCTAACGCCAGCCATCGGGAGCCCCCGTCATCACTTCTTGGTGCGGGACTGCTTCTCGAGCGCGTCGGCCATCTCCTGGAGCTTCTTCTCAAGGAACTCGCGCTTGCTGCGCTCCTCGGACAACGCCTCTTGCATCTTGGCGAGCGGGGCCTCGGCCTTCTTGGCGTCGAGGTACTCGCGCGCCTTGTTCTGGAACTCGCGAGCGCGGCCACCGAGGTTGGACAGCTGCGAATCGGAGAGGGCCGCGAGCTGCTCGACCGTGCGGCAACCCACCGCGATGAAGTCCTCCGCGAGCTCTTCGGGGATGCCCACCCACTCCTTGAGCGGCTGGCCCTGGTGCGCCTCGGCGTTGCCCTCCTGGAAGGCCTTGTACGCGTCGCGCCACTTGCGCTTGTGCTCGGCGGTGGCGGGCTGGTCATAGATAAAGGTCTTGTCGCCAGGGAAGCGGACCTCGACGAACTCGACCTTTTTGTGGACCGGGCGACCGGCTTCGAGGGAAGCGGTTTCGTCGCGCACGGTGCGCCACTTGAACTTGACGAACTCGCCGTGCTGAGCGCGCATCGGCGCATCGTCGATACCTTCGGGAACATCCACGTCGATTGCGGGCATCTATCCTCCTGGGTGGCTGGGTTCTGGGTAAAAGCAGGCCGGCCCCGACCCAGTGACGAGGCCGGCCCTTGGTGCACCAGCGTTAGGCGTTGTCGTAGTCGGCGGTCGCCGGGTAGGTGGACATGTTGACGACACAAGTGTTGGTGTCGTCAGCGCTCACCGTGCGCATGCCGATGATCTGGTCGCCGGCCACAGCGGCGTCGTCCACGCGCCCGTTGGTGCCGTCGATGTAGCAGGGCGCATTGGCGGCGACGGTGTCGCACGCGGCCACGCCCTGGCCCAAGATCTGATACCAACCGAACTTGGTGTCGGCGTCCACGGGGGCAAGGGCAACCGCAAGCGCGCCCTTGTCACGCGCGGCAACCAGCGACGTCGAGTAGTCGTCCTTAATGAGAACGACCGACCCGCGGACGGTTGAGGCAACGCCCTTGAGATAGATGAACTCTCCGAACCCGTAGGCGGTAGAGCCGGCGTCGCGCGCCTTGCAGCGCTTGCCGAGGACATGGGCGGCGGCGGTGTCGACAGAGTCGAGCGGGCCAACGCCGATGGGCTCGAGAACGATCCAGGTTCCAGCAGTCTTAGCGGCCATTGTCTGGTCTCCTTTCTAGAGTCGGGGGTTAGCTGAAGATCCCGCGGCCCTGGAACTTGGCGCCGGACATGGTGAGAGCGCCGGCCCACGCTAGGTGCGTGACCTCGGCATCCTGGTTGAAGCTCTCGCGCTTCTTCAGTGGGACCATGTTCCGGTCCTTGTGGGGCCGGAAGTGGAGGTAGTTGGTGTTGAGGAAGTACATCGTGGTCGCGCTCGCCGCGCCGCCGATGCCGCCACCGAGGACCACCGGCGCGCTCATGAACGAAACGGCCTTGAAGCCCGCGTCGGCCATCTTCGAGTCAGTCACGCGCTGGATGTCCTGCAGCGACGCCATGAATGTGGTCCATACCGTCCCGCCCGCGATGATGAGGTCGGGGCTGTCGTTGCCTCGGGTGCAGGATGCCCACAGCGCGGTCATCTCGGCCTGGATGGTGTCCGCGGTGGGGGTCGACGCCGGGTCCTGCGTCTGGTTGCGCCAGAAGGAGTAGTTGGCGCGGTTGATCCCGCCGACCGTGCCGGTCGAGGGGGACGAGGCCACGAGCGAGTCGAGACCCACAAGCTGCTTGCCGCCGGAGCCCGTGCCGTCCGAGAAGAGACCGACTTCCAGGTCATTCTTCATGGTCGCCTTCGCCACCTTGATGCGGCCGGCGACGAGGTCGATCACCTGCTCCTTCGAGCTGTTCTGCAGCATCTCAAGGCCGGAGACCGGCACCGCGACGCTGTACTGCTTGATCGAGTACTCCGCGGCGCTGATGACGTCCTGCGCACCAACGGCCAGCGTGTCGTATCCGGAGTACCAGTCGCCGTTGGTGTTCTCGGCAAAGGACAGCGGCTCGTAGATGATCCGGCCGCCGGAAAACGGGCGAACGTTGCCTTTCTCGGAGAGCTTCAGAAGCAGAGCGATGTTGTTGGTGACGTTGTCAGCGATTTCGGGTGAGCGATGCTCGAGTGTCGTCGCGATGATGTCCGAAACGTTCGGGAAGGCCATAGGCGCTCCAAAGGGGAGAGGTGTCCTGTCGCTGGCTTTTGCGCGTGGACGGCTAAGGCCGTTCGCTCACGCCCCGCCTGCGGATAGGGGCTCTGCTCTTCGGAGTGAGTGGGCCCAGGAGGCTCTCACCTACCGCTTAGTGCATCGATTGCTGCTTCAACCGCTTCGTAATCCGACATCTGCTTTTTCCGTGGGACAACCGGAACGGCGGGTGACGGTTTTACGCCAGCTGCTGCCTTGGCCCGCTGCGTGGACGCTTGCACGTTCGCTGCGGTTTCCTTGGCCTGCCGCTGCTTTACAATTGCAGCAATCTCGGGGTTCATCCCGATAGCGCGATTGTACGCGTCGCCCAGGGTCATCGCAACGCCGCGGGCCTTCGCCGCCTGCATGATCGCGTCAATCTCGACCTGGAGATCATCGAAAAACTCGTGCTGCTGGGCGAACTGCGCGCGCTCGGCCTGCGCTTTCCGCGCGGCGGCCTGCTGCGCGTATGACTGGAGCTTCTTTTCAACGAGCTGCTCCACGTCCACGGGCGGTGGGGCTTGCTGGGTGCGCGGCGCTTCGCCGGACAGGGCGTGATCGAGGGCCTCGATGTCGACGTTTAGGGCGCGAATCATCTGCGCCACCATCGCGGCTTGCTGCGGGCCGCGGGCGTTTGTGAGCGCGTGTATATCCCGGGCCATGACCGCCACGCCCTGCACCGCGTCCGGGCCGAACATGTGCGCGTAGGGGGCGAGCTGCTCGCGGAACGTTGAATGGAATTTGCGTGCCTCGGCCGCCTCCTGCAGCACCTGGGCGGTCTCCTTCTCGCGGCGCATCACCTCGGCCTGCACGGACGGTGGGACCTTCGCCCACTCCTCGCGGGCGGCGGGCTTCCAGGATTGCGGAGCCTTAACCGCTTCCGGGGTCGAAACCGGCTCGGCAGGCGGGGTTTCGCCCGGGGGAGGTGAGGTGCCCCCGCCTGCCGTTGCCGGAGCCTCCGGGGGTGCCTTGGTTTTCACCTCCGGAGGTTTTTTGATGTCGGTAGAGCGCCGTGCGAATCGACCCTGCTCGTCGCGGACCCGCGCTTCCCGCTCCTGGGTGGTCTCGGGCTCGACGGGAGCGGCCTCGGTGGGCGCAGGTGTCGGCTCCGGCGCGGGCTCCGGGGCCGTGTCGCGGGCGGCGGCCTCGTCGAAGGCGGCGGCGACGGAATCGGCGATAGATGCGTCGAGCGATACGGGCTTCTCTGGGTTCATGGCTTCCCTCGGTAAACGATGCGGGCCACGGTCTCCCGTAGGGCCTTGGTCTCTGCGAGCTCGGCGGAGCGGGCGCGCTTTTCCCGCCAGCTGTCGGAGTAATCGGAGGTGTCGGCGTAGCCGTGGCGCTTCATCCAGGCGCGGCGCTTCTTGCGGCTCCCGATGTCCGTGCCGTCCGTGGCGCGGATGCCCTCGTAATGGCGGTCAGTGACCACGGGAACGCGGCCCGGGGTTTCCTCGAAATCGTCGCCCAGGTCGCGCACGTCGACGAAGCCGCGTTCGTTGGCTCGTGGGTGCTTGGGGCGGTAGACGAGGACAATCCGGCTCATGGCTGGTTGAACTCCTTTCGCAGGGTCCGAATCTCCTTGAGCACGTGGGCGCGCTCGGGCTTCGAAAGCGGCGCCATCTCCGGCCACCACACCTCGCCCTCGTGGCGCTTGAGGCCGGCCTTGACCGCCCGGTCGATGAGCTTCAGGCGGTAGACGATGCGAGGGTCAACGCTCACGCTTCCCCCTCGGGAATCCCAGTCAGCGCCGCCTGCTTGAGCTGGATTGCGTGGTCCATCTGCTTGAGCTGGGCTTCCGCGGCCATCTCCCGCATGCCCATCTGGTGCTCAGCGACGGACCGCTGCATGTCCATCTGTGACTTCTGGATGTCTGTCTTTGCCTTCACCTGCGCGGCGATGAGCTTCGGGTCGGGCGGCGGGGGCTGCATGGCCTTCTGCTGCTGGGCCTCGGTCCACTTGGCGATGCCCTGGTCGATGATGGCTTCGCCCGTTGACGCGCCCTTGAAGCCGGCAAGCGCCCACTTCACCATCTCGAGCAGCATCGGCACGACCTCGGGGGAAACCTGCGAGGCCTGTAGCGCCTGCTGGAAGGCGGGGACGACCGCGCCGAGGAATTCCATCTTCTCGGACTTGAGCGCGGCCATGTCCTGCATGGAGACCTGCTCGTCTTCGATCTCAATCCGGTAATCCGCAAACTTGTCCTTAACGAGCTGCGCGGCCTGCGGGGCCAGCTGCGCGTCATGCCCGGTCTCCATGTTGGACTGGCGAACGATGGTCTCCGCGTCGAAGTGAAGCGCGATAATCTCGGCCTTGATGCGCAGCGCGTCGGTCGCGAAGGTCGAGAAGTCCTTTTGCTTCGACTGCCCGCGGATGCTCCCAAACTTGGCCTTGATGGCCTGCTCGGTGGCGGTGGCAGAGCTCGCCGCTTGCCCGCGCATGATGTCGCTCATGCCGGTCACCTGCTGCAGGAGCTGGATTTTCTCGGCCAGCTTCTGCGACAGGATGTTGAGGGCACTCGCGATCATGTCGAGCGGCACGAAATCGACCGCGCCCTTCAGCCCGCCCTTCTCGACGAACGCCGCCCAGTTCTTCACCGGGACCATGAAGTTTTCAGCGCGCGTGTTGAGCAGGTCTTTCAGGTCGGGTGAGTCCTTGTCGAAGAACCCCCGCACCGCCATCGCCTCCTCGAGGAGGCAGATGCGGCGGTAGAGCTCATCGCAGCCCCGGTAGAGGTCCTGCGCCACGCAGTAGAACGGGACGGGCAGGAGCTTTGTGGTCGTGACGACGGATAGGAGCGGCTCGGGGGACGGGAAGAAGCCGGCGAGGCCCAGCGGGTCCTCATCCACGCGGAGGATGACCGGATATCCCTCGTGGAAGTAGTAGCGCTTGCGGTCTTCCTTGCTCCAGATTTCCCAGACGTCCGCGCGGGCGCACGGGTCCTCAAGGGCCTCCTCGTCGGTGTAGCCCTCTTTTTTTGAGTTGAGCGGGACGGCCCGGGCGACCTTCTCGCCCACGAGCGCGGTTAGGTCCGACTCGGTGAGCTGCAGCCGATAGGCGACCCAGCGGCAGTCATCCCAGACGCGGCACGGGGACCACCGGAAATCCTTCCAGTGGACGTAGTCGGCGCATACGCGCTCGGCGGTCTTCGCCTCGTGGGCGGGGATGGCGGGGGCGAGCTCGCGCACCTCGCCGGTTAGCGGGTCGGGAGGGGAGAGCTTGGCGGGCGTCTCTGGTACCTGCTCGGTGTCGACCTCGTAACGCCACTTCACCTGGCCCAGGCCAGGGAGCAGCCAGTCCTCAAGCGCGTTCCAAAGAGCAGAGGCGAAGGTGTCGGAGCCCTTCTCGATGTCGGCGTTCAGGAGCCGCTCGAGCATCTCTCCGCCCACGCGCGCCACGTCGTCGTTCTGGTCGGCGTAGCGGCGCCCGGCCTTTACCTTCGGCATGTTGCCGTAGAGCTGGGCTTTCTGGATTTCGGTGTCGGAGTAGAAGAGCGAAAGCCGCTTCTCGTCCTTGGCGGTGCTCTCCCGCTCGTCGAGGTAAATCTTGATCACGTCCTCGGCGCGCTTGTGCCAGGACTCGGTCTGGCGCTTGGCGGCGTCGAGCTCGAGCTTCCAGCGGGTGGCCTGGGCGGTGGGCGACTCGTCGTATTTCTCTTGTTCGTCCATTTAGATTCGCCTCGTGGTCGGACGGGTGCGCTCGTATTCGGCCCAAAGGTCATCAAGCGTCGCTTCCACGCGCGGCGGAGCGGCCGGGGCGGGCTTGCGGGTCAAAAGCTCGGAGTGCTTAAAGACGAGCGCGGCGTAGCGGAACGCGTCGGCGCTATGGCTCGCCCAGTTGTGCACGGGGTTCGGGGAGAAACAGCGGTTCTCCTCGTCCCACTCGAACCGGTATTCGCGCAGCGCATCGACGCCCGACCACTCGAGTCGCTCAGTGGGCTGCGTACAGCGGGGGTGGATGCGGGTCTTTTGCTCGAGCAGCCAGCGGGCCGCCGCGATGCCGTCTTTAACCGCCAGCATGGGGGCGATAGCGACCTTGCCCGAGCCCCAGCGCTGCAGGCACTGGTCTAGGACGCTCGCCTGGGTGGCCAGGGTCTTCTGCTTCGCGTCGTGCGGGAGCCAGTGGCGCTCGTATTCGTAGCCCCGCCGATCGACCACATCGAAGAAGTGGGAGAGCCCGCGCCCGTGGGCCTCGTAGTGGTCGATTACGTCCGCCACGCCCCACTCATTGACGCGCCAGAACCAGATCGAGGTCGAGTCTGAGCGCCCGAGGTCCCAGGACGTGAACACGCCGTCTGTCGGGTGGTCGAAGGCCTCAAGTCCGCCGCGCGCTTCGAGCTGGGAAATCCAGGCGCCGAAGATGCTGCCTACGTCGCTCGACGGGTATTGGCCGTCGACGTAGGACCGCACCCACTCCGAATCCTTGCCGTGGCAGAGTCGGTCGTAATAGCCGGGCGGGAGGTTTTCGACGTTCTCCGCCTCGGGCGACCGACCACCCGGCTGCTCGTACAGCTCGTAACCCGGGGGTTTGGTCTTACTGAAGAGCTTGTAACCCCAATGCCCCGTATGCCACGGGTTCGTGTCCAGCCAGATGCCGAACCACGTAGGCCCGCCCTGCATCTTCGCCGGGTAGCGGCCCACGCGCGTCTCGAGCACGTCGAGGATGTGCTTCGGTATCTCCCGCGCTTCGTTGATGTACGCGCCGGTGAGCTCGAGAGAGAGGAGCTTCTTCACGTCCTCCGGGCGGTCTAGCGCGCGGAAGAGCACCTCGCTTTGCACGCGCGTGCCGTCCGGGTGGGGAAAGTCGATATGGAAAGCGAATTGCTGCTCTTTCCACTCGCCCAGCGCGTCGGGCACCCACTGCTCGAAGGTCTTCCGGGTGGTGTCCCGTAGCTGCGAGTAGGTGTTCCGGATGATGGCGAAGCGGGTGCGGCGGATACCGTCTTCGCTGGGCGCCTGCTCGACCGCTCGACGGAGGATTTCGACCACGCACCCGGACGACTTGCCGGAGCCGACCGGGCCGACGCAGCAGCGGACGAACGCGGTGCTTTGGAGGAAGCGGCCGACCGTCGCGGGCGCGTTGTATTGGACGCGCACCATCAGAATCCCGACACCATGCATTGGCCCGCGAAGTCGATGGTGGGCGCGGCGGCGTTAGAGCCGGCGTTGTTGTAGAGCTCCCAACCCAAAGGCTGCGTCGTCGCCGGCAGGTCGCTGGAGATGGTCCCCGTTGTCGAGTTGGCGGAATCGTGGCGCTGTATCCCGTAGGAGACCGACGAGGAGTTGGGCGGGGCCCAGAGATAGATGGTGTACAGCGCGCCTACTGTCTTCGCGGGGTAGCTCGCCCCCAGGCTGTTACAGGTGGCTGTTCCGGACGAGTCGTTGCTGCAAATCGAAAGGTTGGTGTTCGCCGAGTCCACCGCGAACCCAATCATGTTGGTGTCGGCCGAAGGGTCGCCGGTTCCGGACGACATCACCGAGGTGCTGGCGCGGAGCCCCGCGAAGACGCGGGCGGTGGAGTTGCTCGTGCCGATGGCGAAGCTCGCCCACCAGAAGAACCCGCCCGCCCCGGAAACATCCCCGCGCCACATGCCTTGGGCGTTTTGGAACACGCGCACGTAAGCGTTGGCGCCGCTTGTTGCGGCGTAGCGGACACGGATGGTCCGCCCGAGGGTCGTGTTCGCCCAAGACTGTCCGGTTGCCGCGAGCCCTGTGGTTCCTGCGGTGCTGTTGTTGCCGAGCCCCCAGTGGCTGATGGTGGAGTTGTTGAAGCCGACCGGGAGGCTGCAGCCGTAACGCGCCATGATGGCGCTCGTGAACGGGAACCCCATCGCATAGGAAAGCTGGTGCTGCGCGTCGATTGCCTTGAGGAACTTCGGCAGCACGATCGCGCCATTGCGCCGGGCGAATACCTTGATGGTTGAGCTGTGGGCGGCAGGGTCCGTGTCCTGGGAGCCCACGATGAGGTCGACGCCGTCGGTCAGGATGTTGTTGATGCCGTCGAGGTTGCCGCCGTTGTTGAATTGAACTTGTCCTGTGGTGCCGCCGGCGAGCTTAGAGATGGTGCAGTTGGTTCGGCTGTTCGCCGCGTCGTCGGCGCAGGCCACCCCGGAGCCCGTGAAGTTGATAGAGCTGCGCGCCGTGAGCGGTGAGCCCTCGTCCCGTACGGTCGTGATCGTGTTGCTCGGGGCACCGGAGAGCTCGGAATAGGCAACCTGGCCACAGCTCAGGTTGCCGCTTGCCGCTATGGCGTTGGCGTATTGCCCGGCAGAGCAGTCGGTCGGGTTGGCAGCAAGCGCGGTGGCCGAGGCGACCGCGGATGTGATGTCCCCACCAGCGTGATTGTGCGACGCCGCTGCGACCGCAAAGCACCCCTCCGACGCTCCAGAGGCATCGACCCCCAGGGGCGCGTTCCCGGCTGCGCAGTTGGCTCCGTTGGCGGAGAGCTGGGAGACCCCACCACAGGTGAGCGCCCCGCTCGCGTTGGTGCTCGTCGCGTACTGGTTCGCCCCGCACGAGCTCCCGGCGTACGCCCCGAACCCACCAGCCCCGTCGTTCGTCTGGAGGTTCCCCGAGGCTCCGCCCGGAGAGCCTGAGCCCCCGGAAGCGGAGATGGCCGCCTTGCCGCCCGAGACCGTGCAGGTGACGTTGGCGCCGCAGTTGAGGGTGTGTGCTTGGCCCTGGGTGGTGCCGCCCTGCTGGATACGGATGGCGGGCGGGTTCGTTGCGAGGAGCAGGAGGAGGAGGGCGCTCACTTCTTCCCTCCGGCCAGGTTGATCTCGATGCTCACCTTGAGCGGGCCGCCGTCAGGACCGGAGTGCTCGTGCTTCTGGGCGAGCGGGCCGTTTACTTCCTCGCGGATGACGTTGCAGGCCTTGAGAACCATCGCCGCCATCTGCGGCTCGACCTCTTCGAGCAGCACCCGGGAGACCTGGCGCTCGACCGTGGCGATGGCTTCGAGCTCGGCGGGGTCGGCGTCCTTGGGGACGCGGCGGCGGATGAACTTGAGGGCTTTGACCGAACCACGTGGCAATGGCTCAAGGACACCGGGCGGACGCCCAGCGCCTTCACGCCTGCCCCCGCGGCGCCCCTTCGGTCGGTCGATGGCCCTACCCCCGTAGAATCAATCCGGCGCGGTGCTCAGCGCTTGGCTTTGATTCTCACCGGGGGTGTCTCGCCCCTGTCTCGCTGGGCGACCTGAGCATGCTCGAGCGCCCAGTCCTCGAGGATGTCCCACATGCGCTCTTGAGCGACGCGGGCCATGTCCTCGGAGGTGGTGTCGGGATCGAGGAGCCAGAACGCGGCCATGGCTTCTTCGACGACTTCGCGGAGCTTGGGGCGGGGGACCTTGGCGCGGGCGCGGTCTTCTTTCTTCGCGTGAGCCCAGCAGAGGCCACGGCGCGCCGAGGGCTTTGGGCAGCCGGGGGCGCGGCAGGGTCTCACGCCGCCCTCACCACCACCGCAAACCACAGACACCCGGTGTAGTGCGGCCCGGGCCTCTTCGCCCCACAGAACCCGCAGAACGTCCCCCGGTCCGCCCGGGTGAGGTCGTCGCGGCTGCAGAACTCGTAGAGGCGCGAGACGCGCTCTAGCTCGGC